CCGGATGGTGCCGGGTTGATCTGGCATCCGAAGCGTGCGCAAGGGCTAGAGGCTGCGTTATGCCTGACGAGGATGACGAGGTGCGCCGATATGAACATCGATGATGCCATGGCCTGGGTCGACCGGAATGTCGGTGACGCGGAACTTGTTGCGCGAACACTGGCCGACCGGGTGCGCGAGCTGGAAGCGGAAAAATGGCACTCAAGGCACAAGTATACGCGCTGACGGGGATTTCCATGGGGTGACTTTAGAGCCAATCACCGTCCCGCAGTCATACATCCTGCGCGGCGGATGCAAGCACAACTGTCACGGCGAGCCTTACACCTTCGCCGCTGTTGTCGAAGTAACCGGCACTGTCGCCGAAATCAAAGGAGCAACGGGCAAACTGCAAGACATCACCGCGATCCGCGCGGCACTACGGAGCATCGGCGTTACCCGCGCCACCTGGTCCCGCAGCGTGGGAGGGATGATGATACCGCACACCATCGAAGTTGATTAAACCCTATACAGGAGACACGCACATGGCTGACATTACCGCTTCAACTGATTTCCGCAACCTACTCGCCGACGCCGCCGCTGCCCTCTATTATTGATATTGCCACGGCTAAACTGTTGTGGGTGGACGACGACATGAGCGCGAACACGCAGACGGCGACGATTGGGAATACCATGACGCTGACGATTGGCCAGAACATCACCATTCCAACTCCGGCTTAAGGCTGACTGATGCCGACCCGCACCCCGCGCATACCTGACGCCGATCTCGCTCGCATCCCTGGCAAAGCCCTGTACCGCATGGCTTCTGCTGGGGCCGAGATCGTAATCGGTGGCGACCATGCAACACTCACGCTACCCGAGGCTCGCGCCGCGAAATGGGGCGGGGAGTGCTGGCTACGGGTGCGCCATGCCGATGCCGACGAGATCGACAAAGCTGATAAAACGGCAAAGGCTGCGGGTAAGGAGCTCAAGGCTGCGGAAAAGGCCAGCATCCGCACCGAAAAGGGCAAGCCGGTACTGGATATTCCGGTGCCGGGAAAGCGGCGGCTCCACGAAATTCGCGAAGGATCGCTCAAGTGGGACGTGATCTACGATGACCCTTCGGCCCTGCCTGCCGATGGTATCGAGCGGTTTCAACTGGAATTTCCCGATGGCCTGACCTGGCACTATCAGCCTGCGCTGACTGCCGAGGAAATCGCGGAAGGGGCCGAGCGACCCGATAACGTGGTCGGCAGCTACGCGGGATATTGGAATCAGGCGGGGCGGTATCTCGACAAAAACGGCGAGGAAATTGCTAACTACGAAACCGGCAAATTCGCCCATCTGTACCGCCCGGAAATGGTCGATGCGGCGGGAAATCGCTGCTGGGCCGAGCAGGAGTTGGTCGGGAACGAGCTTCGCGTCACCCTGCCAGCGGAATGGATGGCGGCAGCGGTTTATCCGGTGCGGCTCGACCCGACGTTTGGGTATGAGAGCGTTGGCAGTACGCTCTTTGCGTCCGGGTCCATGCGCGGGACTGCTCATACTTTGCCCGTGGCGGCAACCATTAACAGCATGACTGTTTACCACCAGGTCACAGCAGCACAGTCGGGCAATGTCAATGCCGCCATTTACGAAAAAGCCACCGCCGCTCTGTTGTCGCAGGCTGGCCCCGTTGGATGTTCAACTGTTCAACCTCTAGCAGAAGGTGTCTCAGGGTGGGGGACTATCCCCTGGCCGGAATTATCTTTGGCCGCTGGTGATTATGTTTTAGTCTTTTTGTGGGGCGTGACGAGCACAGACCGTCGTGGCCGGTACGATGCCGTCAGTTGTTGGCGATATTCTCTGGTTAGTGCCGCCACCACCCCTCCTGATCCGTGGAGCGGCACGGCTGAAACCGCTGCTTTTTTGCTCAGTGCCTACGCCACCTATACGGAGAGCGGGGGGGGAGGCGGCTCAACACTTGACACTTCCAGCGCTTGGCAAATCTACACCGCCGCAGAAATCAATACCGCTTGGGCTATCCGCACGGCGCTGAACCAGTCCGCTGCTTGGGCGGTCTTTACCCGGGATGATGCCGAAAGCGCCTGGAGTATTCGCACATCAGCCGAGGCGGGAACAGCGTGGACTGTGCGCGCCGGGATGGACACGCCGACATACTGGACTATTGCAACATCCGCCGACGCTCCGACGGAATGGCAGATTAAGGCCGGAGTCGATGCGGAAACCGCATGGCCGATTTTTGCCGCTATCGATACCGCCACCGCCTGGCGCATCCTCGAAGGGTTGTCACTCGATGCGCCGACCGCGTGGAGCATCAAGGCCGCTCTCGAAGCCGATGCCGCGTGGAGTATCCGCACCGCCCTTGATACCGGCAGCGCATGGGCGATCATCTCCCGGCTTGACCGGGAAACCGCCTGGCAGATTCTCGGCGCGGGCATCCTCGACACGCCGACGGCCTGGGCCATCCGCGCGGATTTCGATCAGGCGACGGCCTGGGCGATCAAGACCAGTCTTTCCGAGGATACCGACTGGACCATCATCAACGGGATGGACACGGCCACCGCTTGGGACATACTGCAAGGCTTCGCCACCGATACCGCCTGGCAAGTTTACCTGGGCCTCAGCACCGCCACCGCCTGGAGCATCATCAGTGACACGGTGCCCGAGCCGGTGCGGGTGTTCATGGCCGAATCCCGGGATTTCATCATCAACGCCGAAAAACGGATTTTCATCCTTCTCGCAGAAAGGAAATAGACCATGCCCGCGACCCTCGTTTGGCGCCTTACAGGCGGAGCCAGCAACAGCGACCCGAACGCCAGCCTTGGCGGAACCCGCAGCAGCAACGCGATCAGCGGCACCGCGATGAACAACCTTTTCGACAACGTGAGCGCCGCCGAAGCGAGCTCCGGGGATAGCGAATACCGCGCCCTTGACCTGTACAACAGCGGTGACGCCGAGTCGTCGGGAACCGCACTGTACATGAGTACGCCGACGAGCAGCACCAGCACCGAGTTGCAATTCGGCCTGGAGGCATCCCCGATCAACAGCACCACCAGTATCACCGACGAGTCGACCGCCCCGGCCGGGGTGAGCTTCGCCGCCGCGACCACCGGCAGCCGGTTGTCCATCCCCGCCATCGCAGCGAGCAGCGGGTGTCGGGTGTGGATCAAGCGGGTCGTCTCGGCCAGCGCTCCGAACACGGCGAGCGACAGCGGTACGATCACGGTGGAGTACGCCTAATGCGGACGCTGGTGGGCGGTAAACAGCAGGCTGAAACATTCCTTGTCGGTGTTGATTTCTCTCCGCTGTTGGCGGATGGGGAAAGTCTCACGCCAGTCGGGAGCACCTGCACGGCTCGCGTATATGGAACGACCACCGACGCCACCGGGACGTTGATAGTGGGCGGGAGTCTGGAGGTTTCCGGCACGGTTCTCCAGGCGCGGCTTACCGGCGGCACGGAAGGTGTTCGCTACCTGGTCGAGTTCCGGGTGGCGACCTCAACCGGCAATCTCTATGAGCAGGATGTGATGGTGGGAGTGTCGAACGGATGATACCGCCTATTTTTGCCACGATAGCAGACGTTGCAGCGGTCAAGGCGATTCTCGGCTCGTCGCCTGTGCGGTTCTACCCGTTTGACCTCGCGCCACAGCCTGGTACGCCAGCCTACGCCGAACCCTATGCCGTGTGGCAGATAGTTGGCGGGAACCCGGAGAACTACCTCGGCACGCTACCCGACGCCGACCGCTACACGCTCCAGGTCGATGTTTATGCCGCTACGACTACCAGCGCACGCGCCGTTGCCGAAGCCTTGCGCGACGCCATCGAACCACACGCCTACGTCACCAGATGGGGCGACGAAAGCACCGATACCGAAACAGGACTAAGCCGCACCGGCTTTGACGTTGACTGGCACACTCACCGATAGGAGATCACCATGGCAAAATTGACCCAAGGCACGCAGATTTATTTCATTGACCCGACCGGATCGGACGCCGCTGTTGTAGAGGTTGGTTGCGCAACCACGTTCTCGCCTGGCGGCAATCCCGCCGACCAGATTGAGACGACGTGCCTTTCCGCTTTCGAGCGCGCCTACATGCCCGGACTTCGCACCCCCGGCGCGGCCAGCATGGGCATCAATGCCGACCCCGAAAACGACAGCCACATCACCCTTCACGCCATGAGCGAACTGAACCCCTCGCCTACGGTGAAATGGGCCGTTGGCTGGTCGGATGGCACCGCCGCGCCGACGCTTGACAGCAACGGCGATTTCGTCCTTCCCAATACTCGCACGTGGTTCACCTTCGAAGGGTACGTCAGCGACTTTCCATTCGACTTCGCCAGCAATACCGTCGTGACTTCCGAGGTTACCATCCAACGCAGCGGCGGGTCGACCTGGACCCCGAAAGCATAATCCATGGCGCTGAATATCGCAGAACT